TGGAGTAGTTTACATAAAGGACGAGAGAGATTACAAGAATTAGCAGAAGCAGATACAGATGACGAAATGGATGCAGGAGACTCACGAATGGCATCAATAACATACCAGGAACAGCATATCGTTTACGATAATGCAGAAATTAAACCTACAGGGAGAGCAAAGAAAGGAATGAGGTTTATGAAGCAAATGGATCAGCATTTTGTGACACCTGGCACAACAGATCTAAAAGCAACAATTTTTAATACAGGAACGTTTTATCAAGACAAATTTCTCGCACCACCATGGGAAGTTGAAGAAGCACCAGCTAAATTACGACCAGGACTTGATAAAAATGGCATTATGCAACAACCATACGAATTGTCACAGCGCAAATTTGACAATAAAAATGTCCTACCACCACCACCAGGATATTTTAAACCCCAAAACTCAGACGGAGTTTGGGGACGCACAGATTATTCACGATTACGACAGCTTACTATGCTTGAAGCAGTAGAAGGTTGTCCAACCTTTGGTTTAGAACCATTGGACACCACTGTTTCAGCAGGAGTACCTCGTAATCATTTTGGACTTAAACGATCGGACTTTATTCGTTTAAAAGGACAAACCGTTATTATTAACGGAAAAGAATCAATTTTACAAACAACATTTATACACCCAAAGCTTGTGAAAGAGGTAGAAGCACTTTTTACCTTAATACTTAAACACAAGAAGATACCACGCAATTACGTGTGTGGCACATTAAAAAACGAACTACGAACCAAGGACCGAGTAGATAAGTTTTACACACGTTTATTTTGTAACGGCGAACTCGCCGTACTTATATTTTTGCGCATGATCTTTGGCGCAATAATAATGGAACACGAACATAGCAGAGACTACGACATTCAAGTCGGAATTAATCCATACTCAATGGATTGGAAAACAATTTATGATCAATTAACACGTTTTGGCAAGCACCTTGCTAATATTGAAGACACAGATGTCGACGGATGGGATATCAACTTTGACCACTATGAAAGTTGGAATTACACGAATAATTTCTCGATAAGATCAGGCATACCATTGAACGACGATTGGTGTGTACTGATGTTCGCAGGACTTATGATGACATTTTGTTGTTATTTAATATTAATAAACGTTATATATTGGACAATAATTATGTGTTCAGGATCATTTCTTACCTCATATATGAACACAGTTAAACATTCAGTCAAAAGACGAAATTTATTTGACATTCTCGCAACCGAACAAGGTGTATTTTTAACTTATGACGGATATGTAGTCGCCAAGCTCTTTGGAGATGACTCATTAACAGCAATACACCCTGATATAATGGAATGGTTTAATGGAAAAACAATCGCTGCAGCAGCATTGAAATACTATAATCATGTCCATACGGCATCAGATAAAGGAGCAGAGGTAGCTCTAGGAAAAACAATTTTAGAAGTAGTCTTTCTACAACGTATGTTTCGAGAACACAATGGAATGGTAATGGCACCGTTGAAGGCAACACCACTACATTCTATGTGTCAATGGGTTCGAGACAATGGAAAGACACCACTTAACGTACAACTCAAAATTAATTGTGAAAACGCAGCCAGAGAATGGTATTTTCACGGAAAAGAAGTATTTTTGGACAAGGTTTTCAAAATGAACACGTTTCTTAGAACTTTAGGAAACGATTATATGTTAACAAGTACGTATGAAAACATAGAACAGTGGGCGACCACAATGTTCACTTCTTCATAAAACAACAGCCCAAGTGAAGAGGGCAGAAAAATCACCCGTTTAGAAATTTGTCGGCGACAAACAATTGTTGGAGACTACGTGATAACCAAACCTAGCGCTCTAAAGTATAGCAAGATGGGCTTAGATCGAACCCCCAACAGATCTTAGAAACTCCTACTATACAAGGGAAATTGGCGGGACCCGACTGCGAGATCAAGGAGTCAAGCAGATAATTCGTTCACTTCCTTATGCAAAATACAAGTGTAACAGAAAAGGCCGAGACCATACAGGGTCTCAATACAACAGCGGAGGCAGATGTAACCACCACACATTCGCAAATCAAGTTTGAAGATTCAACCGCACTAATACAACAGACCAATTCAAACAAACTAGATGCTGTGTTTTCTGGGATAGACCCTTATCCAGATGACACACCACTCGGTACCATCACACGGATGGTAAAAATTGATGATTTTAACTGGACATCAACATTTACTTTCGCCCAATATGACCCACTATTAGCGATTTTGACGACCAGTCCACAAATTAGAGCAGTTTTAGGAGATTGTTATCATAACACAGGAATATATCGGTACCTGCGCACAGCGTACCGCATAACAATCAAACTCAATTCAACCCCTTATCATCAGGGAGCTCTAGTTGTATCATGGACCCCTCCATGGTACAATCCGGTTAATCAACCGTTCCGAGAACTTTGTTGCGGCAACAACGCAATAATTTTATCAGCATCTACACAAGATCAATGTGAATTAGATATTCCATTTCTGTGGCCAGACCCACACATTGACTTAATAAATTATCCTTCACCTACACAGAACACAACAGTAACAATATCAGTTATGAACCCGCTACTCACATCAAACGGAGCAGTAGCTGATTCAGTCCCAGTAACGGTCTATGCACAACTTAAAGACCCAAAATGTTACGGACCAATCTACGTGTACAATTACGCAGATAAGAAAAAGGTGAAAGGCGATACCACAGGAAAACGCAAATCATACAATCCACTCGACTTTACTTATAAGGAATAATCAGGAGGTAAAGACAAAGCTAAAGTAGCAGAGGAAGCATCAACAAAGGACCAATTTGGTGCTACCGCAAAAGGAGTTATTAAACTTATAGAACCACTAGTGTCCTCCATCCCCTTGGCAGGACCACTACTTACTTTTGGAGCGGATTTGTTGTCAAGTTTGGATAAGCCGACGAGTGATATGACCCTACAATTTCACACGACGCGTACTAATCGACACATGTCAACATTAACAGGAGTTGAAACGTCAGAACCACTAGGACAATTTCCAACTCATTCCGTTACAAAAGATCTCGGTTATATAACATCTGATATGACAGTCATACAGTATGCACAACAACCTAACTTCTTTTACTCTACTACTTCTTCAGCAGCAGGAACTGTGTACTCTCAAGTAGTACACCCTATGCGTTACTACAATGGTACCACCCATGGTAGAACAAATCCTGATTACTTAGCGTTTGCATCATCACTTTTCGATTTTTGGAGAGGATCGATTCGTTTTTTAATACAATTCGTTGGCACTGCATTCTATTCTTGCACATATAGAATTTCAGTTTACCACGGTGAGACCCTCACTAGTGGAGATGTGACCAACATCGCCGACGGAGTACCATTATTTTCCCGAATAGTGAATGCAAAAGGAGACACATGGACCGAAGTAGATGTCCCCTATTTACAAGCACACTTGGGGTTGCACCGACTACAATGTCGAAGGCCCCAATTCCTCCCCCTATTTATTGATTGAAGCATTAACAGCAGTACAAGGCTCAAATGCACCAGCAACAGCAATTTATTACGTCAATATCTATAGAGGAGCAGGATCTGACTTTCAATTGGCAAATTTGAAAGCAACTACTTACGCAGATAGTTATCAAGAACAATGTTCATTAAATAGTAAATTTCAAGGCAAATTTACCCCGATCGCAGAGGGAATGACAGGTTTGAAAGAAGCAGAAGTTTATATGTCAGATCAAGCAACAACTTGTACAGACACACTCCATCGTTGGGCTTATGTCGGGACAACACCGACAACACCTAGAACAACCTTCCCAGAAGAAGTACCCGCACCAACAGGTAATCAAGCATTATTTTGGTGGAACCAAGGGTTCGCTTATTGGAGAGGATCTAGAAGATGGAAAAACACAACTAACCAGGCATCTTTCACTATGATGAACAGCTACGCTTCAATCGGTTACTTCGGTATGGGATACCAAGTAGCAGATGGACGCACAAATTCAGAGACAGGCACTTTTTATCTGAATGTAGATGTTCCTTATTTTAGTTTACAACACTATTACCCAACAATAGCATGTAACTCAGCAAGCACAATTGCAGGAAACAGCCAATTACCAACAGACATTAGACTTAATATCGTCGACGCACCAGTAGGCGACGGTTATAACTACTTTCTTTCAGCAGGGGATGATTTTATTTATTTACATCCCATCGCACCGCAACCTTTTGCCATAGCAGACGGACCAATAAAGTCTGCTTATAGGAAGCGAACAGCAGGGCCCCCAAAAAGAAGCGGACCCCAGATACGTCTCGAGAGTGAGCAACACGAAAAGCTCTCAAAGACAAATCAACACACGTGAAAGCCGTGAGTACCCCCTTAATCTTGTGGGCGACAAGAACACGTGTTAGGCTATCACTTGGCAG